ACATCACAGAAAATTTCAACTAAGTTGTCCATAGCCTGTTCCCCCTCGGAGCTGTTTTTGGGTCTGCACCAAAACTTTGCTCCTGGAACAGGCTTCTCGTCAATTTCTTATCCAGAATTCGGGTTATTTAATAAAAATTCTCAATAGAGATTTTGTGCCTTCCAAGGATTAACTTGCTATTTTGTGAGAAACGTCCGATCTGAGCGAGGAGCGGAAATGCGAAATTGTTCTTATCACCGAGGGGGTATTACTAATATTTCCGTGTGTTAATCAGCGGGAAGCAAGTCACCGCCAACGTAGTTGTTATGAATAGCAGAGGCGAAGCTATTACTGTCGCCTATGAATATTTTGTTGCACGGATAATTCTGAAACGCTACTGAGTTGTTCGCTCGTATCCAATGTGCTTGACTAACACTGATACGTGCTGACTATCTCCAGCGATATTAGTTGACAAAGCAATGCCAACCATTTGAAGAAAGATTTCAAAAGGCCTGCTTCAGGTTAATAGGATACTTTCGCAGGAACTGAATGAAAGAGAGGCAGAGATCAGAGAAAATAGTTTTACATTGGCTTAAAGTGCACATTCTCTCTATTAGTCCTCAAAATCGTTTAGTCAGGAGTTTCCATGAACGAGCATTTCCCTCATCTAAATTTGCATACCTTATTTGAAGAAATGGACGAGCAGGCTGATGGGGTAACGTTTGAATGCTCGTTTGATGACATAGCAAAGAACAACGCCTTGGTTGTCACTGAGCTTGTCAATTTTGAGCGAGATAGCACGGTGGCTTTACTCGCTAGTCTTCTTACTCTCCCTGCTCACCAATCTCAGTGTTTACGCTTCGAGCTCTTGGCAACCCTTGCTCTAATTCACTGCCAAGGTCAACAGGTAGCCACGATCGATGACGCGAAACGATGGCATGCTGCTATTGGGGAGTCGAGCAGTGTCATTGGTGAAGATCCTGCAGAAGACGTCTTCGTATCCCTTGTCGGAAATGAGAGAGGCGATTACCGTGTGCTAGAGGGGATTTGGGAGGCCGCAGGTTTTTATACGCAATTGATAGTCGAAATTGTCTCCGCCATGCCGGATACGCACCGCTATCGCTCGCTTAAACGCGCGATACAGGCACTCCTCCGCCTCTCAGATGTAGTTTGTGCCCGCTCTGGCTTACACCGTTTTCAGGGGGGTGCAGACGGTTTTCCTAACTCTCTTGATACTGGTGGTATTGATGCGAAGACGCTCTGTTCACGTGTAATGTTGTCCGATCGTTTGCTCCGAGCAGAGGGGGTCGTAGTCGCTGACCTAGCACCTTTCATTCTTGATTCATCTCAGATAAGTACGCTTGGAAATCAGGCCCCAGGGGAAGGAATACTCGAACAACGGCCACTGCTCCGCACGCCCGCTGGTCTTGTGGTTATGCTCCCCACAGCCATGACCATAGCACTTCGCCAGGCAGTGATAACATTTGCAAAACGCACAGAAGAATTGGGTACTCTAGACCAAGCGTTAGCCAACGTCTATAGACGTACCTTCTCCGAAATGCCGGTCTTCGGCAATAGCGGGAGGCTAAGACTGACTTGGCAAAAGTACAAGATGACCCGAACGGCGATGGTGACCTCCTTAGTAGATGCAGGTCATTTGATGGTACTCCAATTCGTCTTGCCTTCCATACAGCAACACACCGATACAGGTTTCAACAACATGCTTCAGCTTGATGATGAGACCGCGCAATTTCTAGATGCATCTGTTGAAAAATCCACAGCTGAGCTCGCCAAACAACCCGGCTTCCAGCGCGGTATGGTCGTGCGTGTTGGTTGCGGGTGGGGAGCAGGTTTTGTAGGTATGCCCCCCCAATTGCCTAGTGGTTGGCAATTTGAATGGATGTCTGGTGCGGACTTTGTCCGGCTAGGGTCATTATCCGGTATGTCACCGATTACCTTCTGGCGTGTGCAAGATGCGACTGAAACAATCGAGCAAGCGGGTGTTCGATTATTCAATATGAACGGAACCCTCAACCTTCTTGGATGGATACGTGCCAATGACGGCCATATGGTTCCTCATGACCAGTTGCCAGATGACCGTATCACGCCGGAACACCCGCTAATGCTAATGATTCCCATGAATTTACTCCGTGACGTACGAATAGCAGCAGACACTGGGTATGACCGACACCGCATCAGTGACAACAATGGCAAATGGCATCGAGTGATGAGGCCTTCGGCAGAAGATTTCTTCCCAACCGAACGTGAGAGCAAGTGCTACGCATCAATTGATGATCTTGAAGCGCAACGGCTGACTTGTGTATATGAGGGGCAGGGTAATCTTTGGATAACGCTCGAAGCCCCAGAAATGGAAGATTGGATGCTTCTCGTTGAACTTGCCAAAATGGTTCGAACATGGATTGGGCGGATTGGCGAGTCACTGGAGGTCTTGAGTAAGCAACCAATAAAAAAATCATTAAAGGTGTATCTGCATTTTGAAGGTAATGACAATATCGACCGATTCGATGGTGAGAAGCTTCCTGATAATCTGAATACATTTTGGCGGCTTGAACGAATCCGTGAACATGGGGCGATTCGCGTGGTTCTTCAAGATGGGTATCTTGCAGGTTTTCGTGCATCGGACAACCGTGCAGAACGAGCCCTTGCGCGCGCACTCGGCACGGCGTTTGCCACGCTTATTCGGATGGAAGAGCCGGTCAACAAGGGGGTCACAGTCGAGAAGATGGCAGTGCCTAATGACAAAGCTCGCAGCTTCCACATAATGCAGACATTCGATTTTAACCAGTATTTACGCGGCTCACTGACTCATCCTCTTTTAACTATTGAAGATATTGACTCAGCCGCAGCTCGGATTGAGCTCGGGTGGCGGGCTGTTTCGGCAGATGCTCCATCACGATATCAGGGCAAAAAAGCTGTAGGAAAACTCCTTAATGATGTGGTTGACGTGCTCCTCCAAGACATAAAGAGCGAACTTTCAAGATTTGACCGTAAGCAGACAGTGCTGCGTCTACTCGAAAACGTTATAAAGGCACGTAGCGATGAGCTGCACTGGCGCAGTACGGCAGCAGCTGTCCTCGGTTTGCATGCAGGAGAATGCGGTGTCGAAGAAACGATTGCTAGACAAATGGCTCTCTACGCGGGCGCAGCGTTGACTTCCCAGTTAGTCATTGAACTAGCTGTTTGCTCATGCACGATAAGCGGCGGAATTGAGCCTTCAGATATGGCACTCAGTAAGCTTCTTGCACGTGCATCACTGCTTTTTCGAATAGGTGGTATGTCAGATGCAGTGCGTTTCGGAGCTTTGCCAGCCGATATTCGCATTTCCCCCTTAGGAGATCTCCTCTTTCGCGATGAGCTCGGGGAAATGGTGCTTGAACCGCTGCTTTCAAAAGTCACCAACGAACGGTTTGAGGAACAAGCGGCACAATTCGAGCAGAACTATGTGATAACTGCCGAAGGGGGAGACAAAAAAGATAGTGCTGCTGTTGCAACGATCGATAACGAAACCGAGATTTTCCTTGCATTCTGGAGGGCAGAAATGAGCTTCACTCTCGAGGATGGGATGCGATTTATTCAGCTCCTAGAGTCCATCGGGATAGAGCAAAAATCGGCGCTCTTCGAGATGAGAAGAAGTCAACTAGAGAATGCTGCTAAATCGGCCGGGCTTGCAGATGAAACTATTGATGCATTTCTCAAACAGTTTATCCTCAGCGCGCGTCCGAAATGGGATGTGGTGCCCGATGGATTTGACCTGTCTGATATCTATCCCTGGAGATTTGGCCGACGTCTTTCAGTTGCTGCTCGTCCCTTGTTACAGATTGAAGAAGAGCACGATCCATTAATTGTTATCGCACCTGGACTCTTGAAATTGTCCCTTAAATACGTCTTCGATGGGGCATATTCTGGGCAATTAAAACGCGATTTCTTTCGCACAGAAGGTATGAGAGACACCTGGCTAGGTGGGGCACGGGAAGGACACACATTCGAGAAAACCTTGGAGGCAGAACTTCGTGAAGTTGGTTGGACAGTTCGATGTGGAATAGGATTTCCTGAAATTCTTCGCAGAAATTTACCTAGTGATCCGGGCGACATTGATCTTCTTGCTTGGCGTTCAGACCACAATCAAATTCTCATCATCGAATGCAAGGACCTCTCACTTGCTCGCAATTACTCAGAAGTTGCCTCACAGCTATCTGAATATCAGGGGGATGATATAAAGGGCAAACCAGACAAACTAAAAAAACATCTGAAGCGTGTATTACTCGCCAAAGAAAACATTGCCAATTTTGCCCGTTTCACTTCAGTAGCGAATCCTGAGATTGTGTCGTGGCTTGTTTTCAGTGGTGCCTCTCCCATTGCTTACGCCCAATCCCAAATTGAGGCGCTGGCAGGTACTAATGTTGGGCGCCCAAGTGATCTTCTAAATTTTTGATATAAATGCTGAGCGGCCGGAGTACTTGATGGCCTTGATCTGCTGATACTTGAATAATTGCCACAAGTGGAAACAGGAAAGTAAAATAGAAAGAAATGCGCAGCGATGTCCACTTCAGGCACGGAGTGGACAAGCTCGTAGTGTTGAGGGGCCGCTATGAGCGAACAGTGGACGTTGATTTCTAAATCTTTTTGTTTTTTTATTCAATTCTGTCACTTCAATTTAAAAGCTTTTCAGTCATTTTTATGCTACTTTCACTCAATGGGCCGATTGTCTTTTATACACCTTACGACAAGAGGAGTACAATTTCCGCACGGTTATTGCCCCTGCGCTTTCACAAGACTACTGGCAAACATAAATATTCGTAACCCAGTTGTTTCATACCCCAACCAATAACTAGTGCTGCCGACGATACTCAAAAGAAGCATAATTTACCGTTGCTCGCTCTGCAAAATAGCTTTAGATATTTGCACAGGATGGCTCCTTCCAGATAATGCGGCCATTATCATAGCGTTTTAATCGCTTAAGAAGCCTCCATTCATACAGTCCATAAGGATACTTGTTGGTAATCTCTAGCAGGTACATATCCGCAATATTGGATTTAAGCATCGCGTCGCAGTAGATTGCATAGTTCTTAGCGCCAGAGGATTCTACGCCAGGATATACAATGGCATCCAACGCATTTCTCCCGTTGCGGATTACATCAGCGAGTACTGTGGTATGCAGGTAGCTGTTTTCCTTCGCCCGGCTATCGGCAAGCGTTTCGGCAAGGAAACTGTCTATCAGGAAAATACTGGTTTTCTGCACTTCCAAATACGGAGCAAGAGTCTTTTCTACCAATGGGAAATCCTCGTTGCTCCACTTATGCGCCCTGACAATGTCGCCCAAAAAACCGCAATGCAGTCTCTGTTCCGCTTTCAGGGTAAATGCGGACACATGAACTTTATCCCCCGGTTGGGCGCCGATTTCTGCAAGGCATCCATGATTGCTGATAGAGGCGTATAAAATAGACATCCCCTCCGTATTTAGCCTTCCGGTTCTAGCGTACTGCGCGGGAGGATAAATAATATCAGTAACCTGATTGAACCCCTCCGGGTGGGACTCATCGGTTTTCCTTGCCCGCCACAGGGTCGTGGCGGTGACATCATGAAAACCCATCGGCAACTGGCTTAACAGTTGACGAAATCCACTATAGATGAAATCTCTGTCGTTTGAATTTTTGATCTGCCTGCAAATCTCAGCGACTTCGCCGGGATGCATAATCTGTTTGGTCATTGCCTTATTTGCCTTAGCGGAATAGATTCTATAGGCAGGATGATACCACCACTCTCTAAACAGTTTTATGCCAGCCTTCTATGATTGGCTTGATGCGGCTGGGGAAGATAAATTCTCGGTTGCCACTTACCGGCTTCATCATTTCCAGCACAGTCATTGCTTCATCTGACAAGGGAACAGTATGGTCACGGTTCATTTTCATCCGTGAAGCGGGAATTTTCCATTCTCGCGCTTCAATGTCTACTTCGTCCCAACGAGCTTCAGCCGCTTCGGCAGGGCGGGTGATGGTAAGAAGTTGCCACAGAACAGACATCGTGTTGAAAGGCTAATGCTGGCCGTTCGCATAGTCTGCATCAACTGAGCAACTGATCCGGACGAATGCTGGGCATGTTTTTCTTCTGAGGCTTCTCGAAGGCTTTGCCAATATTAACGCTGGGGACAGCATCAATCAGGCCCGTGTTCTGGGCATATATCATGACTTCATTGATACGTTGGCAAAGACAACGGACGGTTTCCAGTGCTCCTCTGGCCTGAGCCGGTTGAACGGCCTGAACCAGTGTATGAGCTTTAATATCTGTAACGCTAACGTCGCCAATCGCAGGAAAGACATCTCTCTCAAGAGAGCGCCAGATATCCTCTGCATAGTCCTCAGTCACACTGGCTTTCTTAACATTCCACCAACGTTCAGCCACGAGTTGGAAAGTATTGGTTTTAGCTTCAAGCGAACTGCGAAGTTGTTCTTGCTGATGTTCCTGTGGATCGATCTGTTTCGCTAGGAGTGAGTGGGACTCTGCCCGGTAGTTTCTGGCATCGGCAAGGGGAACTGACGGGTAGGGGCCAATGCTCTTCTTCGCACGCTTCTTGGTGACAGGACGAATATAGCGAAACTGCCATATTTTACTCCCGCTGAATTTGATCAGTAGCTCAAGACCATCGCCATCATAGAGAACGTAGTCTGCTTCCTTGGGTTTAGCAGATTCGATTTCCTTAACGGAAAGAGGTTTTGTTTTTCTTGCCATTGCCGGGTTTCCATAGTTTTAGGCACCTCAAAAACAATAAAGCTTTACGAGGTGCCTAAAAGGTTCGGATTTAATTAGTTGGCTTCAGACTTCGCGGGACAAATTGAAGGCACAAAAAAGCCCGCAAGGCTTGCGCCATGCGGGCTCTTAGGACTTCATCGGATGACTCTGGTAATCACCGAGCTGGCGGGAGTTGAACCCGCGTTAATTGTTTTGCATCTTATTGTTATAAATAATATTTTTATGAAATATCTTCGCTGCGTATCCTTTGCAGCTCCTTTCATGTCCCACCACTGACCTGTTTGGGTTTGTATGTGCTGCCGTCATAGTCTTTCAGATATGATCCATAATGTCTGAAAAGCATCTCTGGGCCTTTATGTCCCATTTGAGCGGCAAGCCAGAAAAGATTAACTCCCTGGCTAATGTGTTTTGTTGCAAATGTGTGCCTTGTCTGATATGGGTTGCGATACCGAATTCCAGCCTTTCTCAGTGTAGGCACCCAGGCTTTTTTACGAATTGCATCTGCACCTGCCCAAGCCTCGCCTGTTTTAGGATCTTCAAATATCACGTTGCCTTTCATGAAAGTGAATGCCTTCTGATTTAATAGGGCCGACATAGCGTCAGTGTTCAGTTCGACTTTTCTGGTACCGGCTTTTGTCTTCGTTCCTTTTATTATTCCCACAACTTTTGCCGACTGGACATGTGCGGTTTTGCCAATAAAGTCGATATCTTGCCACCGAAGCGCACATAACTCGGAGCTTCTAAGTCCTGTATGTATCGCAAAAAGGAATAAATTTTCCCATTGCTTTTGTTTATTGCCTGCTGCTGACAGTAATGCAGTAACCTCGTTAGGAGATAGGGGGTCAACAATATATTCGCTATCATTTTCTATTCGTTCAGTTTGATACCGTGATGCTGTGACTAAATTCACAGGATTCATACTAATCAGGCAATCAGTAACTGCTTCATCTATGGCGCTTCGTAAAAATGACAGATTGTTCCTGATTGTTTTCAGAGCAGTTGATCGTTTTTGAATCCAAGTTTTTAATATTGCTGGTGTTAACTCTATAACGGGAATTTTATGTAATTCAGATAGAGCAGTTTTACATTTTTTATATCCATTAATTGTGGATGGTGATAAATTTCGGGTTTCACAGATTTTTAAATACTCATCTAAATAATCTTTTATTGTTCTACCTTTATTGACATTTCCGAATATTTTTAGACGTGATGAATTAGGGAAAAATTCAGCATAAATAAAAATATCCCGTTCAATTTTATTGTATATTTCGCCGAGTTTACGCTCGGCATATTTAATATTTTTGGGCGTCACTTCCAGATTTGAGAGGGGTTCTCGGCATTTAACCCCCTTATATGTAAAAGAGATATTTATAGTTTCACCAGAACGATGTTTCCTTACTGTAATGCCTCTGGGCAATTTGCTATACTGTTTTTCCTGGCCCACTTAGCTACCTCATTTAAATCAATCCAGCGTTCCTTAACACCTTCAACTTTCAGTACATGTACGCCATCAAGCCAAACACCGCGCTGAATGCGTTTATTAATTGCATCAACTGTTTCCCCTGTTGCATAGCAATAAGTGGATATGGGAACACATTCAATATTTACCATTTATTTACCTCACATGGTTTTGCCTCATCATTGATATAATGATCAGATCAACGGCAGCACAAACACGGGTAATATCACCTTGATTGCAAGATGTATTTTTGACACTGGCTGCTAATCTTCCCAATTTGATATCGAAGTTGGTTAATAACTGTTGTCCTGGTTGCCAGGGTTGCATGATGGTTCTCCGGTCAATGGATTTACCATCATGCTATTCATTGTGTTACCTGATTTCTGATTAAGCTTAATCAGTTTTGAGTGTGAATTATGGCCTCAATGGGTAAACACTCAAAAATTCCAGGGCCTTGCATCCCCATATCTGCTATGCAATTTTTTTCATCCTGGTAAATATGGCCGTAAGGAATGTACTGGCAGTTTATCGAAGAACATACAAGTAGAAACAGACCGTATATCATTTTCGGTCCCTCATTTTCTCGATAGCTTGAGAATTGGATACTGGAACTATTTTAACGTCAAATGGGAAATCATAGAGTACATTACAACTCCTATCGATAATGATGATCCCATTGCGACCATCAGGTAGCGTTAATTTAACAATTTCATTTTTGCTGTGTGAATGTCTTAACATTGGTCTGTCTCTTTTAATTTACCTTCAATTTCGCATTCTGCTGCATGTTTTTTATCTAATAGACACATGACGAGAAATACAAACGTAAATTCTACATGCTTGTCGGATTTATTTTTTGACATTACCCACTTGTGTTAATTTAAGGTAATGCTAAATATCTAATGGAGGTAATATTGGTTATTTCCAGTTAATTCATTTTCCATTGAGGCCAGTAATTTATTTTTTAATTGAGCAATGATTTTCTTTTCTTCATCTGTAATATCTTGACTTTCTCCTGTTATCCATTCTACTTGGTATTTATTTAGGTTTTCATCAAATGAGATAATGATTTCTAATCGTGCAGCCATAAATCACTCCATATTATTTATTGCCCCAGTATTTGTGGGATGTAATGAATATTAACGTACTTGCAGGCTTCTCTGGCCGATTTCAATATGAGCTCCCGGTATATTGATACCGTTTTCAATAGCTTCTTTGATGGCTTTTTTGTCCGGGGCGGTAATTGTCTGCACATCAACTAACTCATCAGGTAATTTTGACTCATCATCAATGATGACATTCATAATACCTTTTCTGGCTGTGAACGTGTTTCTGGTAGTTCGTAGTGAATCCATGCCGGCTTTCAGTAAACAGTCCAGCGCATACTTTTTTAGGTTTTTTACTTGCCTTTCGAATGATTTTTTACGGTCAGTGAGTCGCTTAGACTCATCCGCAAGAATCTTGGCTTGGCCTTCTATATTGCGAACATGGATCATGATAGCGTCAAGTTTATCACCGATAGTACATTCGATACTTTCAAGTGTATCGGCGATATCTTCTGGCGAGAACTCGCCGGTTTCTACCAACTGTTGTAATTTTTCATAATCTGCTGCTAATGCAATTGCGGTTGTGGTCATTGGTTTGCCTCTTTTAATTGAGTTAAACATTCTTTCTCTATTTCATTCAAGCGACGCAGACGACCGGATAAGTACTTTTCATAATCCTTGTCTCCTTTGGCCTTGGAATTGCCTAAATGAATGCTTAATTCACGGATAAGGGTAGATGCTATGCCGCGAATTTCATTTTTGCTGACAGCGGTGCGCATAGTTTCTGTATTACGGGTGAACTTATCGTCTAGTTCCTTGCGTAATCTGACTAGATCCTCGGCCTTATCACTGGCGGCCTTGATTTCAAATTCAATATTATTGTCAGCCAGATATTCAGGGTTGTCATGCATACCCATAAATACATCAGCAGAAAATCCAAGCATCGATAACGCTTTCTTTATAGCATCGGTGAGTGATTTCTTGATGGCCTCTCCATCTGTTTTAATTCCATATTTGGTTCTGTACATGTATGGTGTCGCACCATAACTTTCAATTTCAGCACAAATGTCACATTCAACCAGATACCAAAAGAGAATTTTGATAGAGTGATTTTGTTCACATATTAATGTGCCGTCAGAATCACGTAAGAATCGGCTCCCAATTTGTTTATTTTTGTCGTCATAGATAGGTTCTGACATGGGTGCACCATTGATCAGTTTTTCTTCTGTGACATTACAGCCCCATCCATAACCGAATGGTCCGAATAGTTCTGTTGCCCGCATAAACATATAGTTACTGTTTATGCTTGTACCATTGAACCCCATTCCCTCCAATGGTTTTGTAAAGTGGGGATCGGTACGTTGGACAGCCTTCCAGATACGGAGATTAGTTTGCTGTTCATTGCCTTGTGCCTTGATAGTTTCTTCCAGCAAATTGGCCCGATGTTGGAAGTTATCATCATTGGTGCTCAGGGTGGCGACAGGAGGCAATGAGGTGACTTCATCATCCGCCGTAGTGTTGTCTTGTGCAGTCTCTTCTACTGCTTTGTCCTCTTTGGTTTGCTTGGTTTTTCTGGTCTTGAGAGACTTGGCTTCGCTTTTTTTCTCCTTAACCTGTAGCGCTGCTTGTTGGGTTTCAACTTCATCTGGAGTGACATCTGTTATTGAGGCTTCTGATGTTGACACCGAATAATTGGAAACCTTGGGTTTCTCTTCTGGTAATTCAACGGGTATGTCGGTATCACTTAAAGTACAGTTTAAGAATTCCTTAATAGCGACGGCATCGGTCAGAAATTCAGGGTGGTGTTTACCTTCACGTACGACTCTGAAAAGCGTTTCCCGTGGAATGGACAGAGCGTCGGTTCTGATACGAAATGCGGTAGACCACTGCCGCCATGCTTCATTGTTATTTGTTATCAGTTGCTTAGCTTCTTTCATACTGTGTGACATAATCGCCCAGCAATGAAAGTCACCGTCTAGTAATGCCAGTGCAATTTCCAGATCTAACGTGGCGTAAGTGTGATTAAAATCACGTGTAGTAATAGATGGGTTTTTCTTTGGTTCGAGCGTTCTAGCCTGCCATGTGGTGCCGTTGAACTCGTATTCAGTAGCAAATTTTTCATCAAATTTACCAATTGGTGGGCGAGGGAAGCCTTGTATATCTTTACAAATAATCGGTTTTGATGTGTTGAAGTTGCTCATATCGTCCGCGTACTCTTCCCCAAGGTAAACAATGGCCATAGCTTTAGCCATTTTTTCGGAATTGGCTTCGAGTGCAATTGCAAGTGGTACGGCTCCATTTTTTTGAGCTTTTTTTGTCGGCTCAAAGACACAGATATATGTGAACATTGGTCTTGCCTCTTTAATAAATTGCTTTTTTTGCCAATCTTATTGCTGCCTTAATCCCGGCTTTTGGCATTTTGACTTTTGGATATAATTCCTTGACAGCATTTGAATAAACCATTCCTGTCGTTGGGTAATATTCAACTCGCCTTTTGCCACCGATAATAGATATATGTATAGTTGCGTTTGTTGTATCGCTATTATTTTCATGCTCAATAGCAATTAAACCATTATCTAGGATTAAATTAATTACATCATTTATGTTTTTCATAAATACACCTGAGCCTTAATCAGGTATTTTTTCATCAGATTTAGACATTGGTTTTTCTTCAATGCATAACAATGATTGAATATGGCCCTCAAGTTCAGAGGCTTTAGCATGAGCTTCCGCAAGAACTTTATTTTGTTCTTTCTTTAGAGTATCAATTTGTGAGTTTATAAAGTCTGGACGACTAATATTTGGATATGGGATTTCTATATCATGAATAGCGACAACTGTACCAAAGATCGATGCATTTCCGTGTTTACTTGCGTCATGTGGTAAGACTGTGATGTTCATTTTTCGTGAAATATTATTTTCGATAGCGTGAACATAGAGCTTTACTTGTATTGTTTCTTGTTGTGCTTTCATAGCAACTCCTGATATATTGTTAGCGATCAATGATGGAAATCATTGGTCTTGCCTCTTCTAACGAGTTGGTCCTCGTTAGTAGAAACTCCCGGTTAGCTTTGGTCGGCGATCCGGGGTAAAAGAACCCGCCACTTCGGTGGGTTTTTTTACATCTGTTGATTCTTAGTTTTTCCCCATATTGGTATTAGTTGGTACGGATTGATCAACGATAAATACCATTCAGAGGTTATGGTTTTAATAAATGTTTCAAACAGACCGATGAATTGGCCTAATTTGATATTCTGCATATCATTACACATAAGAACTGTTGTTCGATTGGTTAATGTGCGGGTCTTTCCCCGCCGTCCGTTGATTCACGCAGTTTCTAAGAAACCCGGCAAGAAGAACCGTAACGCATCAACTGCCAGTGTTTTTGTACCATTCCCACCGCTGGCTGGGGAATCCTGGTGTTGGTTGATCTTTCCTGTTCCACTTTCTGGTAAATACAGTTGTTATATGTGGTAATCATGGCAGGTCACATTGAACCCTGCTCTTCTCCTCCCTCATGACAATTGAAACTGTAAATTCGGTTTTGAACACTTAACCTAAACGGCTGCTGTGCCGTGCTACTGATTAGCAAATCATCTACCTCTTCGTATGTCGGTAGCGACTACTGCGTGGGCGTCCTGCCTGTTTGCTGTTGAAATTGAGTTTAGTAATTGATAAACGAAAAGTAAAGTAAAAATTAAATAATAAGAAGGGCTTATCAAAGTGTTAAGTTTAACCATTTGATTTATTTTAATTTTTATATTTATTTCAAGGTGTGAACTGAATGAATTTTCCCTTGGTGATAGCACTGTGAAATAGGATGGCCAAGATAGTTTTAGAGATTCGCTATGCATATAGCATGATAGTTTTTGGGTGTTGGCTGAAGGTTAATTAATTTTTGGATTGGGTGATTGAGGTTAACGGTTTATTCCGTAGGGTTCAGGGTAAGATAGAAATCTTTTTGATAAATAAGAAAAAAGTCGGATGGCGACTTTTTTCTATGCTTTCTTTTGCCTCTTTTTATGTAATAATTCTTCTAGTAAATTATCATAATGCCGTTTTTTATCTTCAAGATTTTTTATTAGATCATCGGCATCACTATCTGGCAGTTCGTCGAATAGCTCTAGAAGAACTTTTTGCTTAGGAGTCAATGTTACTTGTAGTGGATTTCCTAATTGGTGGGTGTTTGTATCGGCGTCTAAATAACCATCTGGCATTCGATAGTCTTGTTCTAAACGTCTCGCGGCTTTTTCGCCGAAAGATGCTTTACCATTCATAAGCTGTGACAAATAACTCTTCTCTTTTTCAGGAAGAGTTTTATCGGAAAACCAATCTCTTAGGCGTTGTTGCCTGATGTTCTTCATGCTCATTTTATTTATAAGAACCTATATATCTAGGGATTTCACTATTTTTCTACCAGTTAAATTGTGATTAGTATTCACTAAATAAGCAAATGCTTGACAAATGTTTAGTATTTATTAAACTTTCTGTATTTCTAAAAGGGGTAGTTATGAAACTAAATGATTACATTTCTAATTTAAAGCGAGGTGAAGCCAAACTTCTTGCTGAGAAGCTTGGGGTATCCAGTTCCTATTTATCGCAAATGGCACATGGTTATGCTCCAGTTCCTCCCGCCAGATGTTTTGATATAGAAAATGCAACCAATGGAAAAGTGACAAGACAAGATCTTCGTCCCCATGACTGGCAGAAAATATGGCCTGAAATAAATGCTAACTGAGCAGTCAGTATAAAAACTGATTCTCAATAATCAATATTGCGACAGGAGACGTAAACAGTGGAACAAAACATCAACGCCCTGAAAGCCGAAGTTGAGGCGTGGGCGGCAGAGAAGGGGCAGGAGTATGTAGCAATCGAAATAAGCCGAATGTACTTCTTGCTTTGTGAAAGAACGGTATCAGCCAAGTTGCATCCCATTGAAATAAATGGGAATGCTAATTGGAAAGCTATCAATAACAACAGGCAGCAAATTTTCAGGTGGTTGCGCAGTGATTCAAGGGCTGCACGAAGAAAAGTATCAGAGTTGTTACCCGCTATCCAATCAGCCCTTCCACTTGAACGCAAAGCCAGAATTAACGGTGAAACAACTAATTATTTGATATCTGTTGCGATTCGTGAATTTACGGCGGTGATAATTGCAATCCTATTGGGAGGTTTAGGAGGTAGTGACGTATCACAACAAATAACCGTTGCGATATCAGCACTGAATGCTTTGACAAACGTTTAAAAGAGGCAAGACCAATGCTTAAAACCATAGAAAAGATCACCTATTGTAATAAGTTTCGTCTGAATGGTGAGCTTGTAACTATAGAACAAATCTCAGAAATTTATGAAGGATGTAGAGAAGCTGAGTTAAATATCTGGGAACAGTATGAACGGCAAAAGGCCAAATTGCTGGAGGAGTCTCTTACCTTTGAACGGTGTAAGTCAGTTTGCCGTCAGATTGCTAAAATACTTGGAGCTTGATTATGAGTATGTCATTGATGGTAAAAGCTATGAGTATCAAAGTTGGTAATCCTCTTCGTAAATTGGTACTGATTAAGTTGGCTGATAACGCTAATGACCAGGGAGAGTGCTGGCCGTCAGTTGCTTACATTGCTGAACAATGCGAAATATCAGAACGTTCTGTTCAAAATCACATTAAGCAATTGGTAAAAGATGGCATTGTCTGTGTTGCAGAACGGAAGACACAAAATGGACTGAATCAATCAAATGTCTATTTCCTGAATCTGGATAAATCCAGTCATGGCTATAGTGAAAATGTTGCACCATATGGTGCATCTCTTGCACCCAGTGGTGCAAATTCTGCGGGGGTTAGTGGTGCAGGAGATGCACCCAGAACCAGTCACCCTTTTGAACCAGTCACGGAACCTAAAACCCCCCTTACCCCCCGTAAGGGGAAACGGGAGAAATTAAAATTCGATCCCATCACGGCAAAGCCTAAAAACGTTAGCGATGAAGTATGGGCTGATTGGGTCACTTTTCGGCTAGAAATTAAAAAGCCGCTGACAGAAACCATGTGTAAGCAGCAAGAGAAAAAACTAGCAGATTGCACGAATCCTGATTCAGTGATTTGCACGTCAATTGCGAATGGGTGGCAAGGGTTGTTTCCTGAAAAGTCTCAAAACATCAAACCTAAATTTACTCAAAATACGCATACAAGCTATGAGGGTATAACCTACGAACCACAGGATTCTTATTGGTCAGAAAATATTGATTAGGGGGAGAAATGAACTCTAATAGCTTACTTGACAGTATCAACATTGCCCCACGTTTTGAACATGCCAGCTTTGAAAATTATCAGCCTATAAACAAAGCTGCTCAACATAATCTGAAGATCTGCCAAAGTTATGTTCAGACTTGGAAAGAACGCAAAGTTGCGGGTGAGGGGATCATCATGTGTGGCCGTCTTGGTACCGGGAAAACTCATCTGGCTGTTGCGACATGCCGTGAAATAGTCACTCAGAACGGTATCAGTGCGTTTATTACAACCGCATCACGTATTATCAGGGCATTTCGTCGTTCATGGAGTAATGATGCTGACACCAACGAGTTCGAGACACTGAGGTTTTACAGTGAGTTGGATTTGCTGATCATCGATGAGATTGGCGTTCAATACGGCACTGAATCAGAGCGAAATATCTTGTTTGAGGTGATTAATAACCGATATGAAGATTTATTACCAACGATCCTGATCAGTAATTTGCCAATGAATGACCTGCCGGTGTTTTTAGGGGACCGAGTATTAGATCGTGTGTTACAGGGTGGGGTAGTGTTGGCTTTTGACTGGGATAGTTACCGGAGGGGGCAGTAGTATGAATGAGCTCAATCTAGAGTCTGCGGTTATAAGCGGATTGTTGTCAGGTGGTGCAACGCAGGATGCTTATGATGTTTTTGCAACGTTGTCAGAAGAGGCGTTTAGTTCAAGTTTTTTGCGTCGTGTCTACGTTGAAATCAAAAAACAAGCGTTCAGTAGTTCCCTGATTGATCCGATATTCATCGCTGAGGCTATGAGTGAAGATGGTAATACATTAGCTAATATCCTGGAGTTGAGTAAGAGTCCTGTTTGGAATGCAAACCTGAAAGGCTATGCCAATAAAGTTAGTGAATATTGGTATGTTCGGCGGGTTACAGCAGTGATCAACGCTGGCCAACAGGCGTTACTGGAAACTAAAAATCATACTCAAGCACAGCATGTCATAACGGGCTTTATGTCCACTATGGGGGAGCTAATACGAGATACTGGCAACCTGGCTCCCGTGCACATCAAGACATTGATTGAAGGGTACATTGACATACTGGGGAGGCGTAACTTAGGTGAGGATAGTCGCGGGATGATTATGACAGGTATTGAGCCATTTGACTCGTTGACAGGGGGATTTAACCCAACTGATTTAATTCTCATCGGTGGTCGTCCCGGCATGGGCAAAACAGAACTGGCACTTTGCATGATTGAGGGTATGACTAGGAATGGAGGGGCGGTATTGCTGTTTTCAATGGAAATGGCAGCACAACAAATTACAGAACGTATAGTTGCTGGTTCTGCCCAGTTGTCAGTTTCGAAATTGAGACGTGGTGAATTTTATGATGAAGATTGGGCTCGTATATCTAACGCAATAAGCGAGTTAATAGATCGCGATATTCATATTCTTGATGCTAGTGAATTAAGCGCTGAACAGATATGTGCTATCAGTGAAACGCATAAGCGCAGGTACCCGAATCTGAAAGGTATTTTTGTTGATTATCTTGGGTTGATAGAAAGGCCCAAAGCCGAGCGTAATGACCTTGCTATCGCTCAAATATCCAGGGCCCTCAAGGGACTAGCTAAGCGATTGCATACACCTGTTACAGCATTGAGTCAGTTATCAAGAGACGTTGATAAACGGCCTATACATCAGCGTCGCCCTGTTGCAGCGGATTTACGAGACTCAGGTAGCCTAGAGCAAGATGCAGATCGAATTATTTTTACTTATCGTGATGTTGTTTATAACCCACTAAGTCCAGCCAGAAATTATGCCGAGATTATTTTGGATAAGAATCGTCACGGTGAAACCGGAACGATATTCCAGGAATTTAAAAACGGGCATTACTTACCAACTGATCAAATTGTTGCTGCTGAAATATGTCGTACACAGCAACAGGCTAAACAAAAAGAGCGCCGATACGCAGACAAAGCATTTTAACTAAAGACCAAAAGAGGCAGATCAAAATGACCATAAACAGTAAACTGATTTTATTAGATAATTTGGGTAGTTATGAATTATCCCGTTTTGGGTGCAGTGCTGAAAGCATCGTTATCTTACAAATTTAGACTTAAAAGCTAGTCGATTCAACGTAAACGCCAGCAGGATGCTGGCTTTACCAAAATTGCTGGTGGATAACTAGGAGCTGGAGATGCTGAAGCGCAATTGTACTCTTCGAAGGCGGGAGAAAGCCTTTCTGTAGCTGAATATTGTTTTTCTAGTGAAGTGGCCTGATGGAACACACTGGGATGGTATAAGAGTTGAAGTTGTATTTGTAACGTACAAATTACATATCAAGTATATTGCTTGCGTTCAAAACGAAAAAAAAATACCATAAAATCTGCTTAACGCAATCAGGGTATCTAAATGAGCATTAACGACACACAAAGTGATATTACCGATTTGATAATAAACGCTTTCAGGCGTGATTTTTGGCTTAACGTACAAGATGCATTATATGCTAAGTATGCTGCAGCACAGGAAGTAACTGTAGGCAATATATTAAAACTTGGTGAACCGGAGCAACGTAGATTTAGGCCTCAGGCTAGGCACTATGGCCTTAATTCAGCATTGAGGGAGGCCGCAAGTCGCTCTGGTTATCTTTGTTACGATGCTGATACATCCCCGAAAGGGGAGCATTACATTATTATCGATTCAGAAGGTGTTAAAATTAGCCGTATTGGGTTAAATCACGATGAGCGCCATATAAGAGGTGCTAAACATCGTTCATTGATAGCTCAATTGAATGAAAAATTTGAAGGCTATACCCCAGATCTTTTTAGAGAAGAAGATAGTAAACATCATAATGACATTGATACGTTAGGTGTGTTGTTAATAAATATTAATCCACCATATCATGAATCTCAGGCCAGCATGATGGATTTAAGGATTGTGGTTCCTTTTACCAATATGAAAGGTTTTCACTATAATAAATCTGTAACGGAGCTTTTAGCCCTCTATACTGGAGAGAAGAAGATAGTCATTCCTGATATGGTTTTACCTAAGCTCAAGAAGCGCCTGAAGGATCAGGAAAAATAGAATAGGTGAGACATTATGAGAGTGGGAATTTCTGGTTTCCAATCTGAAAGGTTGACACAGATAAGAGAAGCGAGGGGATTATCGAAAATTAACCTTGGTAGGTTAGTAGATCGTTCGCCATCAACTATTACCAAATGGGAAAACGGTAATCATTCCCCCGATGCAGAAGTATTGCATAGCTTAAGTCAGATTCTTAATTGCCCGGTAAGTTGGTTCACAAAGCCTATTGTTAAGTACGAAAAAAAACCAGTATTCTTCCGAACACTTTCAACCACGGCAAAAGACTTATGTATCGCCTCAGAGCGATACATGGGGTGGTTTCAAGAGTTATCATGTAAGATGCAAGAATATCTTGATTATCCAGAGGTTAACATTCCTCATCTTAACGTAAAGGATTACAGAGCGATAGATGATCAATTGATTGAAAGAATGGCTTTTGAGTGTAGGAAAGCTTGGGGATTAGGTATTGCACCGATAGATGATCTATTACTGGTAATGGAGAATGCGGGGATAGTCTGTTCCAGATTTGAACAAGGTAGTTCTGTAATGGATGGCTATTCTCAATGGAATGATTTAGAGAATAGACCGTATGTGGTTTTAGCTAGTGATAAAGATAACTATTATCGTAGTCGATTTGATGCTGCTCATGAATTAGGTCATATAGTCTTACATCGATATATAAATAAATTTGATAATATCAATTTTAATCCAATAGAAGAGCAAGCACATAAGTTTGCGTCGAGTTTCATGCTGCCGGAAGAGTCATTTTCTGTAGAGCTTCCTCCATATCCTACATTACAGAATTTCATATCTCTAAAAAATCGCTGGGGGATGTCGGCACAATCTATGATCCTTAGAGCGAGAAATTTAGAATTAATATCTTCTCTGGAATATCAGAGGTTATATAAAAATATTTCTGCTAGAGGTTGGCGAAAAGGAGAGCCGCTTGATGATCTTAGAAAACCAGAGTCGGTTCGTTTGTTACCTAGGTGCTTAAATCTATTATTGGATTCTAGAACTTTTAGTAAAAAAACACTTCTTGAGGAATTTGGTTTCCCAAAAGGAGATTTAGAGGATTTATGTTCAGTTCCTAAGGGATTCTTGTCAGAATCACAGGTACTTGATTTCCAATCCAGAATACAATTGAAGAATAGTATTAATATATCTACTACACAACAAGATACAAACGTCGTCAATTTATTTAATAGAAAGTAAAATTGGGAATTAATACTAACACCTGTTATTCTGTTCGTATCGGCCTGAACATCTGATAACCTAAACAAAAGCTGCTGTGTCATAACTTTGAGGATAAGTAATGACGCAGCATAGTTTTATCAAAATTTCGAATGACACCCTGAGACCTGCGACTCCCGCAGCCAGGGAATACCTACACTCCAAAGTGAAGTGGGGCGATGTGCTCTATGCGGATTTTAAGAAAGCACGTAACCCGCGTTTCCATCGTAAATATTTTGCCCTTCTGAATCTCGGCTATGAATACTGGGAACCTGCTGGGGGTACCATTTCCCCGGAAGAGAAAGCGCTTGTGCGTGGCTACGTACAATTTCTTGCACACTTCGCGGGCAGTGAAGATGTCTTACAATCCGCTGCGGATGAATATCTTGCTGGCATATCTAAAAACCGAGCCCAGAATATTACTGCCACTAAATCCTTTGATGCCTTTCGGCGCTGGGCAACAGTGGAATCAGGGCACTATGACATTTACGAAATGCCCAACGGCAGTCTGTACCGTGAACCTCGTTCAGTCAGTTTCGCCAAAATGGAAGAGATGGAATTTCAGGAACTTTATAAAGATACATTAAACGTGCTTTGGAACTTTATTTTGTATCGCAATTTCCCGACCCGAAACGCCGCTGAACATGCAGCTTCTCAGTTGTCCGATTTTATGTAATGAGAGGCAGAGCCAATGGCTAAAAGTGAAAAACAGTGGCTTTCTAATGTGACATTACTGGGATGTATCTGTTGTCGGAATATGGGGTTGGGAGTAATACTTGCGGAAATTCATCATGTGAGAGCGGTACAAGATATGGCCCAAAGGGCTGCTCATTTCTCCATTCTGCTGCATCCTCGCTATCATCGAGCGTTTGCATCCCACGGGCTTTCATGCGGCACCGAAGACATGGCAAGCAATCCACAGTATGGCAACGGAACTATTGCCCCAAGTTAAAAGGGAAGTTGGAGAGGTACGGTTATGTCGGGTGTGATATTTTCAACGGATGGGCTGCAATTGACTCAGGCACAAGAAATTTGGTTGCAGGACTGGTTATCCAAGTTCGGTGCATGGGTGTATTCTGGCAGGCTTGATAAACGTCAGAGCAGTATGATTGCTGAGCTTATGGCGACGGTAGAGCTGAGAGGTTATCCAGAACGTCCGATATGCAATGATGATGACGGAATGTTAATCGCTAGGGTAGTAGACCATATTTACCACATTGATCGGGTTGCATTTGGGATGTTGCTTAGTCGATATGTTTATTGTGTATCTGATAGAGCAATTGCCAAACATTATCATGCAACGGTTCAGCCAAGAATTATGATCCGCAGAAATGGTATGTTGCGTAAGCGAAAGCCATCAATGTCAACTTGTCGGCGTGAGGTTGAGGAAATATTAAGAGCAACGGAATATTTGATTTGTCAACCATTGCAAGATGCCTTTATAAGACGGGAACAGGAAAGAAAATCAAGACTTTTGTCACGAACGTGTTGACATCTTTGAACTTATGAGCCACTATTTCAGTATATGTTGTGATAGTAGTATTCGTGACTGATAGCCTCGCCCAGTGCGGGGGTTTTTATTGCCTGAAATTCAGATAAAACTTGCTGTTGTCATTGGTCAGAGTTACATGTGTGTCTATGCACAATAACTGACCAAAGGTTTAAATTATCATGCTAAAACATGAAGATATGACAACAACAGCCTCATGTGTTTTAGAAACAGTACCAATGTATGACTGGGTTTCTATTCCCGATGTTTCAACTCTGACGGGGCTATCAACACCGCGTTGCCAATTACTTTTAACTCAATTTTGTCTGGCTGGCTTGATGGAAAGCCGGGACAACGACACCTTTTTCAAGCGTTGCCTTTGATGGGGTGACTTCTTAAGCGGTGAAATGGATGGCTGGTGGAGTTGACGACACCAGCCATTCGCCTGTTCTGTGCTAACCAGAGAGTAAGCTAGTATCGATTATGGAAAATATTGTGAATTTAAGTGGTATCACATTAATTAATGACGACTCTCTACGATTTATCAAAACGTTACCAGACAACTGCATAGACTTAATCGCCACCGATCCCCCCTATTTTCGGGTAAAAGAGTGTGGTTGGGACAGACAATGGGAGGATGTAACGGCTTATCTTGCGTGGCTGGATGAAGTACTGACTGAATTCTGGCGTGTGCTGAAACCCAACGGCAGTTTGTATATATTTTGTGGTTCGCGTTTGGCGTCTGATACGGAAATCCTTGTTCGTGAACGGTTCAATGTGCTTAACCACATTATCTGGGCAAAACCTTCTGGTCCGTGGCGCAGGCAGAATAAAGAAAGTTTAAGGGCTTATTTCCCTTCTACTGAACGGATCATATTTGCTGAACATTATCAGGGGCCTTATCAACCTAAAGGTGATGGGTATTTCCACAAATGCCGCGAACTTAAGCAATATGTCTTTAAACCGCTTGTGGACTACTTTCGCAATGCACGAAAGGTGTTGGGTGTCACAGCAAAAGAAATTAACGCTGCCACAGGAAAACAGATGGCCAGTCACTGGTTCAGTGATAGCCAGTGGCAATTACCCAATGAAGTGGATTACCAAAAACTGCGGATATTGTTCGCTCGAATAGCCAGAGAAAAACACCAGAACGGAGAATTAAACAGGCCATATCATGAGTTAGTAGAATCTCATCTTACTTTGTCACGCCAATATGAGGAATTGAGTCTGGAATATGGGCTGCTGCGCCGTCCGTTCTCGTCTGGCGGATACTGGTGTCATCATATCGCTGGGCGGACTTTTCCCCCTGATTTAGCAGCTTTTTTTCTGCCGTTTTTCCCCGCTTTGTTAAAGTGCATTCCAACTCGCCCCGACGGGCACTTTGT